GGCAGCTTGCCCCTTGCAGCAATAGAGATGAAACGCTCGGTGCGGGTCTCCTCCAGCGTAGACTTTGTGCCAAGCCTAGCAGCCACAAGCGTTTGAACTGTTAAGTCCTCGTGGTCCAGCAGCGCCTTGAACTCTTCGTCGCTCTTGGCGAACGCGAATGTCTCTTTGCCCGTTGCCGCACTGATCTTCATCGGGGGCGCAACGCCGTGTGAGCGCAGCAGCTCGGCAAACTTCGGGTTGCTCATCAGCTCTTCTTTGCTGTGCACGATGGTGTCCATCAACGCTTGCTTCTTCTCGCGCACAGAGATGATGTGCTCGGCAAGGACTTTGGTGTCCAGCTCCAGCGTGGGCTGTGTGTACATGCGCAGCGTCAGGTCAATCAGGCGCAGCTCCGTAGCGGGGAAGCCCTGTGCCATGTGTCGGAACAGTTGATACGTCATGGCAACGTCGTTCTTGCAGTACTCCCCGTACGTGGCTAGGTGCTCCGGTGTGAAGTCTGCGCGATGAAAGCCCTTGGCATCGTTGACCTCTGTGCCCTTGACGCCCACGTTGTAGTGCTCCGCAAGTACCTTCAAGCTGCCGCCCACCTCGGTGCCGTGCAGTGCACGCCCCATGCTCAGTGTGTCGAGCAAGCCCTTGGGGTGTATGTCGAACAGCCAGCCCATGATGGCTCCGTCGAACGCAGTGTTGTGCGCCAGCATCAGCGAGTTCTCCCAGTCGTACTGCTTAAGGAACTTCTCGGTCTGCAGCATGGAGCCGCTAAACCAAACTGGCTCACCGTCATCCTCTTGCACTGATACGCCGATCACTTCAAACTCGGGGCCGCGCACGTACTCCTCAGTGGTCATGCGGCTTAGGCTGTACTCAACGGAGTAGTAGGTCTCAAAATCGAGTGTGATGATTTTCATTTGGGGTCTTTCAATAGCTTCATCATTCCAACTGCTGTCTCTTTGTTGATACCTTTGGCGAGGGTCGAACTCGTACGTTGGCCAGCACTGTCGTACTCCCATTTGTAGATGCTGTATTTACCACAACGCGAACGCATGTGGTACTCAGTGCCCTTGTACTTCCCGTACTCCGCGCCGAACAACGCATTAAGGCCGGGCAGTAGTTCTTTGAGGATGTCGGCGCGGCTTATTGGCATCCCATGCACTCCGCTATTACGTTTTTGAGGTAGTCGAGGTTGGTCTCGTTGATGATGCAGGTGTACCCACCCGCTTTGTTTATCTCGCTGAGGTTCTTGAGCTGCAGGGCTGTTGCTTGCCCCTTGCCTGCCTTGGCTTCGATAGCCACGAACTTGCCGTTCACGCAGCACAGGAAGTCAGGCACGCCGCTGTTGCCGTAGCCAGTGCCGATAGGCATGGCGTAGTAGACGTTGTGTTCCTTGAGGATGGCCCTGATCTTGGCCTTGACCTTGGCCTCTGGTGTCGTAGCCATCAGTCAACCCATTCCATGAACGTGTTGCCCTTGTGCTGGAAGATAGCCAGTCGGAATGTTTTCTCAAGTGTTGCGTCGTCTTCGCCGTTGTATTTGTAACTGCACTGCTCGCAAGTAAACTCGATGAGCATGCCGTGCCTGCGGGGGCTTGGGTTGCATGTGTCTTGTGAGGGGAACTCGGTCGCTTGGACTGTGCCCCCATCTTGTGCAATCACTGTAGTAGTGTCGCCGTCTTCGCCACGATGGAAGATCATGACGTTCTCTTGGTGGATGTTGCCGCCTTCTCCGCATGGGCAGGACAGTTCGCCGTAGTTGCTGCTGTCAACTAAAGCGGGGTTTTTTCCGAATGCCATCTAATGCTCCAATTTGTTTAGGGAACGGTCATAATACCATCGCTCTTTACTTTGTCAACACCCAGACGAAAAAAAGCCGCCCGTAGGCGGCTCGGTGAATACCCTAACAATGTTAGGCGTTAGACAGAATGGTCAAGCTCACGCTTCAAGTACCAGATTGCTTTCTCAAGGTCTTGCTTGCGGCTACCCTTGTGGTCGGCACGGGTGATGTACTTCACTGCGTTGCCCATGTTGTAGTTCAGACGCTTGGCCTCGATGAAGTCGATCGTCTCGATACCGCCTACCTTGTAATGGGCAGGGTGGTTGACCGGATCGGACTTGGGTTCAATCATTTCGATCTGCGGGTTCACGATGGGTTTGTTGGTCAGGTACTTCTTTGCTGACTTGGCTTTCTTGGCTCGTGCTTTGAGCGCCCAAATGACTGCACTCACGTAGTTGGGTTTCATGCCCAGTGCTGCACCTATTTCTCTAGCCTTAGCTGTTGGGTTGGCTGCGGCGTAGTCGCGAATTTGTTGGGACTTGTTGATGGTCATGGTTTAACTCCTGTTTGTTGGTTAACGTAGTTCACTAAAATCTCCCTGATCTTTGCTTGTTTTGAATACTCGTGGTGCTTGTCAAAATAGTCCATCACATGCACAGGTAGCCGTAGGCTTGTGAGCAACATGCGTGGTCTTTTGCCGGGGCCGCGCCCCTTGCGTTCTTTGGGTTCAGTTGTTTCTGTGTTCATAGTAGTGCTTCGGGTTGGTCAGTCGTTGGTTTCTTCCTTTCGACGATGGACATGTGCATCAAGCTCAAAACCTTGGGATCGGCTCTGTCGAACGGCCACCATGCTTTTGTTACGAGGGCGTGGAGTTGTTCCCGCTGCGACTTGTTCAAGCGTGATGAATGTGTGCAGGTTGCCGCATTCTTTTCTGCGCCAGATTTCGTTAATAGTTTCATCGGTTCGTGTCTCTAGTGTGCGTGTCCATGCACCACAAATGGGGCATTTCATAGTTCGTGTTTGTTGAGTTGTGGTTTGATGTGTGGTGTGGCTCGGCTGTATATGCCGAACGCCTTGTAGTCGGTGCTTGCTTGTACTCCCTTGGCTCGAAAGAACACGTCTCTCATAAAGATGCTCGGTTGTTTGTTGTGCGCCCAATGAAAGGGCGAGTCGGGGTGGCATTTACATTTCATTTCTTCATGTTCCTCACGTATGCCGCAAACGATGCGGCGGTATCGCCAAGAGACTTCATCTTGTCAAACTCTCGGGCTACCTCTTCTAGTGTTTGGTTACGCACAACCTGATGGAACGTGTCGGCAAAGACTCGCTCCTTCGGGCTTACGTAGTCTTGAATGTCGTCGTCATCTTCTTTCATTGCTTCTCCTTTAAAAATGTGAATATCAATCCCTTGCACCGTTTGCATTGGTACATGTAGTGGTTGGGTGTGCGCCACCTTGCGCCGAAGCTGCTCGGCTCCCATCGGTGTTTACAGGTCGTCATCGCCAGCCTCCATGTGGTCCAGTAACAGTTGCGCCTTGGCAAGGTCAAGGCAACCCAACGCTGTTGCAACCATCAGCGTCTCGTCATACTTGTGTACCACCTCCAGCAGTTCATCCACCAGTTTCTGGGTCAGCGATCCTTGGTAGTCGTAGCTCATTTCTTCTCCCTCAAACAAGTGCAGGTCCACCCGCTACTGTCGTAGCCCAAGCCTCGGCAGTAGGGGCAGTGTTCATCCGTTACCGCAAGGGGCACACGGGTAAAGATACGCTTTAGCCAGTCGATCAGTGCTCTCATGCCTGTCCCCTTGCTCGAATAAGTTGAGCAATACGGTTAGTGGCAAGTCCCGGATGCACTTCCTCACACACCTTTGCACACGCCTCACGCTCTGCTGCTTCAACAAGGGCGGCAAAATGCTCGATGTCTCCATGCAAGGTTAGCCCATTGCCTTCAATCAACTTAATAATTTCATCTCTGTTCATTTAAAACTTCCAGTAGCTTTGTGTATTGCTGCCTTTGCAGCCAGATACCCAGTTGTGTAGTCTCCGGGCAGGCTTGGCTCTGGCACTTGCCGCATCAGCCATTGCAGTGATTCAAGTAACTCAGGTGCAGCAGCAGCTAACTTTGCATTCGCCTCACGGTTATCAGGCAGTCGCTTGTCATGGTGCGCTGCGAGTATTGGGGCGTAGCCACCTGTGTAGCCTTTTGCGCTTTCGGGGCGTATTGCCCCGCCTACTGCCCTCCACGGGCCGGGTGTTGGTTTCATACTTTCTCCTTCGGTTTTAGTGCCT